CCGCGAGTTACGGGATGTGTTGATTACTGAAAAATCTATGCCTGAATCTTTTAAAGCAGCAGGTTTTTCAGCGGCAAAATGGGACGAGTTAGAAGCGACTCGTGATTTAATGGATGCGGCTAATAAAGAATATTCAACTAAATCAGAAGCTTTATCAATGGAGTATGCAAAATCTATTAAGATTTTAATTACTAAAAGGGAGAAGGTTGTGGCAGATATGCCTATACCTATTAAAATAGCAAATATTAGTGTTAATCACTTAGATATTTTGAAACAAGCTGATTTAGCAACAATTGAAGATGCAAATGCTCGATCAAAGAAAGCTAAAGAACTTGTCTCAGAATTGCAAGGTGTTTTAATAAAGAAATATTTAAACAACGAAGATTTAAATTTTGATTTTAATTTGTAAGAAGATATAAAAAGTGGGGGGTTTATGGTTCTGATTTAGCACGTGTAAAGTCTTTTGTGAATTATTTCGTTTCTAAAAGGGATGAAATTTTGTCTAAGAAACATATTCCATATGTTGAAACAACATCAAGAGAAGGACTTTTTGATAAGGGAAAGGTTGTATTAGCAGATTTAATCTTGGGTACAAATAAACAACTTACTCGTAAAGAAAGTCTGAAACTTTACCATCCGCGAAGAAAGAAACTTAAACTAGTAAAATATAAAATTACATGGGATAGTTTTTCACCAAAAGTATTAAAAGAAGTAAATGAATTACCTAGCCGATGGAGATGGAAAGTTAGAACTGAGTGCTTAGATGAGGAAACTTTAAAAGCATTGCCTCTACCTGTTACTAAAGTTAGCAAATGGATTGGAATTAGCCCTTACAAAAATTTTAAGAGAAAAAGTTTTAATAAAACAATAGACTTACAATTTTGTAAATATGTTAAACAAGACTTTGACACTGATATAACAATGGCTCATGCACTTGAATTAGTGGGGGGGAGTTACGGTACGCAGTTTCCAGATCTAATAGGAATGAGTAGTGAAATTGAACATAAAATAACTTTTAAGAAGTTTTATGACTTACTTGAGGAAAGAGGACATAGGTTGGTCTTGCCTACAATTGAAAAGGAGCCGGAGAAAGTTGATTTAAAACTAACCAAAATTAATTTATCATCACATCCTGGACATATTACATCTAATATATTACATAAAACGAAAGAAAAATCATTTGGTTATAGCGTAGCTATAGCAGAACAAATTCTTGATAAAATGGATGAGGAGATAGTAGTTGATACTAGCTTATGGGACATTGGGTCTCGGCCTAGAGTTAATTCTACTTTATTAGATGATGAAGTTCGTTCACGTGTATTATATATGCCAGAAATGGGACCAACGTTAATTTCTCAAATTTACGCAGAAAAGTTAACGCAAGGAATGCAAGAAATTCAAAGGAAAGAATTTACTGAGATTTTTCTTGGTGATTCTTTATTGTATGGTGGTTTTGAGAAATTTAAAAATTTTTATCAAAAAGAAGAAAATTGTTTTGAGGGCGATTGGTCCAAACATGATCAAACAGTCTGTGAAGAAACACTTATTATGGCTTTTGCTATATTGAGATCATGTTTTCCTGAATCAGATAAAATTGATAGACATTTTGTTTTCATAATGAGTGGGTTTATATATAGCCATGTAGTATTACCAGATAATATCATTTATAGATTTTTAAAAGGGATTAGGACAGGGTCGCCATTCACTTCATGGATAAATACTATCTGTAATTGGTTGCAGAATGGTATTTTGGCTAGAGAATGTGGTGTAAAATTGAAAAGACTAACTTGTTATGGGGATGATACTTTTGGTTGTTTTAAAGATTTAAAAGAAGAGCCTAAATACACTGAAAAAGCTCTTGAGGTTTTAGGAATGAAACTAAAAGGATTTAAGATAAGTACATTTACTGGAAATGAAGCTCCTGAGGATCAATTGTATTTTTTACAAACTACTAATTATCGTGGTTTACCAAGTAGATCTAAG